GCCTGTCAAATCCACGAAAGTTACGTTGCTGCTCCAAATCCAAGAAGCTACCAACGTCCAAGGTCCGACACTTCCGCCACCTCCCCCGCCTGGAATAGTTACAAGTGCTTCTCCGCCGCCTGCATCCGTGACTGTTACACCTGAACCTGCAAAATTGAATGCAGTTGCAGACGCTACAACTGATACACCTTCGTCCTCGACACGAATGGTTCCACCGGCTGCATCCCACACAGGATCGGCATCTGCCCCTGCCGTTTTGAGAAACTGCCCTGCGGTGCCTGGAGCAAGTCCTTGCCAATCGGTAGCGCCGCGAAACAGTACAGTGCCGCGCACCGTCGAAATCTGGTTGAGTATTTCCTGTGCTTTGGCAGAAATTGTCGGGTTGCTGGTCAGCTTGCCGTCCGGCACGATACCGATGCCGCTGCCTTCTTGCAGTTGATAACTGTCGATAAACGTCTGGATGATTTCAAGCGCCTTGGCTTCGTCAATGGCATCGCCAATGTCGATCTGGCGTTGCTGCGCCCATCTGATGAAATACTCGGTCGGCTTCCCGTCAGGGCCGACAATCCTCTGATTGTTTACGAGGGGTTGTAGCTTACCAACCATCAGTCGTCATTCATCGTCATGGAATCGATTCGCGTGAAAACACCCGTATCGGTCAGTCGGAAAATCCGCCCCGGCGCTTCGATCTGCCCGAGCGAAAGCCATTCGTAGGATTGATCAACCGTGCTCGGAGTGACTGTGATCGTTCCGGCGCTGTCATAGGTTTTGCCTGCATCGTCGGAATATTCGAGAGTGATCCCTGCCGTAAACCCTTCGGTCAGTGGTCCGAAATTATCGCCGATCAGAAAAATCGCGTAGCAGGGCAAAACCTGCCGGCCGGTCATTGCGACTTGCCCTGTCAGGATGCGCGGGAACACGACTTGCTGTTCTTCAACATCACTGCGTACCGCATCGTCAAAAGACTGCTCGGGATCAAGAGCCCACAGCAAGCCTTGCTGATCATCCCCTACAATGATGCTGGAGTTAAATTCGAAGCCGATGGATTGACCATCGATCCAATTGATCCCGCAATTCACGCGCCAGAAAGCCAGTCGGTGGCTATCCCAATTGACCCATTGTTCGGTTGCCATGTCGAAAATCAGCGTTTCGGCGTCTCCGAGCCGCAGCACGTAGAAATCGTGACCATCAAGCGTGAAAGTCCACGCACGCACGATCGGATCTTCGATGCGTCCGAGTGCCAGCACACGCACAACAGCTTGGCTGACCTCAATGACAGGTGCGCGGTTGAGTAGCACTCTGACTGCGCTCTGACTGGCTTCCATGATCGGGGTAGGATAATTGATCAGTGCGCGCACAGTCGCTTGACTGGCGAGAATATCCCCGACAGGTTCTTGCAGTACCCGAACAGCGGCTTGGCTGCTCTCGATGGTCGGAGTCAGTGCCACTGTTACAGTGTCCGATCTATCCGAATTTTCAGTGTATCGACTTCACCTGGCGACCACGGCGCAGTTGTTGCAGGACTCAACTGACTCACATCGCTCCAGTACGTTGCCGCTGTAGTAATGGGCCTATCTGCGCCGTTGTCATAGTCGGTGCCGTTGGGTGTCAATGCCACCTGCAAATCCCCGTCGCCGCCGTCCGTCTTGCGTGCGCGGACAATCGAAATCAGCCCGCGAACGCTGGTCACGTCAGGCGGAAGTCCCGTCAATTCAAATTCTGCGGGCGCTGGCGGCGCATCATCCGCTGCGATGAATGACGCATCGTCCGGAGGCGTTTCATTGATAAGATCGAAGCCCGTTGTGCCGCTGGAGGTTGTCCAACCTCCGAGAGTCACATCAAGGTTAGGGCGCAGATCAATCACACTGACCGATCCCGGATGCCCAGTATTTTCGGCCCCAAGACCGTTGCCGATGCAAAAATCTTTCAGAAAATAAACACTACCTACAGGTCCATTACCTGTGCGCCGCATCGACTTGTAAAATGCCGCGGTGAAAGCCAAAGGGGCGGGATCGGTCACATCGAGAATTTCCCGACCTTCCCGCTGCACCGAGCATTCGCCTGTCGCTGGATTTACTTCGAAACTCAGATGAATCCATGCGTTTGCGGTCAAGGCCGGTGCCGTGGTCGTGGCAAGATCGGTTTCGACTGTTCCTGCCCGCCGAACAATCGTCAACGCGCCATTGAGTTCCTTGCGCAAGATGTAGCTGGTTTGCCCGTCTGCGATTGAGCAAATGGCCGCAATATTTTCTCTGACTGAACCGTTGAAGTTCTCATACCAGATACGGAATGCAGTCCACACTTTGCCGGTCGTGGGTGTCTGCAAAGCGAGGCTGAGTCCCGGAGTAATGAACGGGTTGTTGGTATTTCCAGTCTGACCCATGCGGAATGCCACACTGCCATCCGGCGTGTTTGAATCAGGATCTTCAACCAGCCTTCCGCTGTCAAAAATGCCTACGCTGACCCACGGCGTGCCGTTGAGCATCCGCAAAGCGGCAGCTTCGCCTACACCGTAAATTCCTGGTTGTCCGCTAGGGAAATCTGCCCATTCGAGCGCCATTGTAATTACCCCTACGCCTCTGCGTTTGCTTGAAACTGGATTGCGGTTCTGATGCGTTCCTCAATATCGGGACGGCTAATCCTTTTCAAGCCGCCTGAAATCTGGAACACACCGCCGTCGCCATCGACGATTATCATGCTTTCCTTGATCTGCACAGCCGTTCCCGGCCAAGTGCCTCGATCAAAGGTCACGCCTTGGAGCCGTGCAACAGGTGCTTCGAAATCTCCGGTGAAATACCAGACTTCGGTTGTTGTTGCGCCGGGAAGCCAGAATTGGTCCCCGAACACTCGCACTTGATATACTGGATCTGGAGCACGCTCGGCGGTTGCAAAATTCAGCGGATCGAGAACCGTTTCACCGGGCTCGATCCAGAAGAACCGCCCGTTGATCCCTTCGTTCTGTGCCGGAATAGCGACAACATAGGATGCGATATACCCGAGGCTGATGATCCCAACATCGTCCGGTGTCCGGACAGGGAAGAAGGTCGGGTTGCCTCCATTGGTGAGCGTTCCGGCTGTCCATGCGAGCGCGGCGCCGGTTTCGGTCGTCACGATCGCGTTGCCAATCTCGCCGCCGATGAGCGCCCGCACGATCACGCTGTCAATCGTGCTGTCCGCAGCTTGCACCTGCATATTCTCGATAAGCGCCGTGCTGTAGGTCGTCCCCGGCGTTCCGGTGCCGTTGATGGCCTTGAGCAGATTATCGAACGCCACGCCTGCCGAAGTGCCGAGATCGACGAGCCAAGGGCTTCCTACCGTGCCTGCCGGCGTTCCTGCATCAACGCTGGCATTTGTGAAGCGGTAGTAGGTCGTTCCGATCTGCACCACGTCATTATTCGCAGGCGTGCCGGAAAGCGTCCCGTTCGCAAATCCGTCCTCTGCAAAGCACATCAGCGTGCCGCCGCCTGTCACAAACAGATATGCAGGTGTGTCGCCGATGTTGCCTGTTGCGACCATTTCGACAGGTGAACGTGCTGGTCCCGGCAAGGTGCCTACAAGCGTCGAAGTCTTGTCAGGCTTCACGCGCCAAATCTGCGTCCCCGAGGCGACAAACATATCACCGTCGAAGCTTCCCGGCTGGCTATAGACGCCTCTGATCGGACCGTCACCGATTGCGAGCCATCGGCGCATACCGGGGCGGGAAATCATCGCCGATTGCGTGTCAGTCAGGACAGGGTTTTGCTCGAAGAAGCGGTTGCGCGTCCGGATGCGTGCTTCTTTGGCTACGCCGCGGAAATAGTCGCTTCTGGCAAGAGGAATGTCGGGCATTTATCCCCGCCCCCAAAAATAGCCACCCTGCCGGAATGCACGGTTTGACGAAAACTCGCGTTGCTGGTCGTAGGCTTGGGTGGACATGAACGGCCACGAGATATCGTCGAGAATTTCGAGCGGGAGCGATTGCAGGTAGCGCGCCACGAATTTCCGGCGCTCGCCCTGATACATACGCTGGCTCTGCTGGTCCATTTCGCGCCCGTAGCGAGGATTGATCCGCATCGCCAAGAGCGTAATGAAAAAGATATCGAAGTCTGCCGGAAACGGCATTTCGTCGGTCAGTTCAACACCGACAAGCCGCATCCAGTTTCCGAGGTCGGCGCGATAGAACCATTCACGATAGAGGCCATCGGTATCGAGCGCGAGCGTTGCCGTGCCTTCGATCGTGCGCCCGTTGGCGTCGAGTGTCACCGGCACGGATGCCAAGCGCCCGAACGGGTCAGCAATCCCCATCCGTGCGCCGTCCTGCGGCTGGAGCGAAAGGAAAACCGTTTTGGCTTCCTCATTCACTGCGATCATGCGGGAATTGAGCATTGGCCGATTGATCTGCTGATCCGTCCAGCCAAGATCATACGCAGGGCTTTCGCGCCCGAAATTGCCGAGCGGCCAATCTTGCAGGGCTTCGCCTGCTTCGTCACCGTAGATCGTCGAGAAAAGCTGGTTCAGAAGGCGGAGTGCTTCTGTCTCTTGGATTTCAGTCGGAGCCTTCCCGAGCGGCAGGATATTGCCCTCGCGGAAAGCGTCATTGATGATCGACGATACCAAGGTCACAGAAGCACTCCATCTTACTTGCGGCGGGTCGTGGTTTTCTTCATGCCGGCCTTCATCTTGGCGGGCTTCGGAGCCTTGTAACCCTTGGCCATGCCCTTCGGCATCTTGCCGCTACCACACTTTTTCATCGCGCTTCCTTCCGGTTAAAGGTCGAGCGGAGCCCCCGCGGTTACAGGAGCGGGACGGGTGACGCCGACCTTCATGCGCCACAAGCCTGCCTTGGTTTTGGTGCCGGTGTGCAGCGCCGGATCGAACGTATGGCCGTCTGCATCGATCTCGACCGTGCTGATCTGATCGACAGCGGGCTTTTCCTGCTTCTCGCCCTTTGCTGCGCCGACCTTGGACGGGTGATCCTGCCAGCCGGCCGGAACGTCCTTGAGGTCGTCGAAAATCTTGGCTTGCCCGTTCGGGCCGTAGAACCATGCCGGAACCGTGTTATCTTCTTCCATCTTCGTTC